TATTCAAGGCGAGACAGGCCCGCAGGGTGCAACGGGAGCGACAGGGCCACAGGGGCCGTCCGGAGTTGTAGCTGCAATTTCTCCAATTGTTTATGACTCAGGAACTCAGACAATAAGCATCAACACAACCGCAGGCGGCATCACAATAAACGGAACAGCGGTTGCACTAGGGGGAACAATAACTGTGAATGCGAGGCTCGGCTAATGCCATACTTCATAACTGACCAATCAGCTGACTGCCCAGGCTGGGCAACTATCAAAGAAGACGGCGAAGTAATTGGTTGCCACACAACCAAGCAAGACGCTATTGACCAAATGGTCGCTGTCTCAATCGCTGAGGGCATTGAACCTGGTGGCGAAAGAGCAAGGCCAACTGAACTAGAGGTTGGCGATTATGTTTCGTGGAATAGCTCAGGTGGTCGCGCTAGGGGCGAGATTGTTCAAATTGAGCGAGACGGCACAATAAATGTCCCTGATTCGTCTTTCACAATCACAGGCACTCCTGACGACCCAGCCGCTTTGATTCAGGTTTACCAAAGAGTAGAGGGCGGTTGGGATGACACTGATGTTTATGTTGGACACAAGTTCTCGACCCTCACAAAGATTGACCCATTGCCAGAGCCCATGGATGAAGATGACGAGGACGATGACGAGGTTCGTCAGGTAAACCTAGAAGCACCTGCCTACATGAGAGCTTCTGCTCGTAGAGGTTTGCAGTGGTATGCAGAGGGACTTGGCGGCGACGGCTTAGTTGACCGCACAATACGCGAAGCCCGCGCAATGGCCGAAGGCAATGTTTCCGCTGACAAGTGGGTTCGCATTGCAGCTTGGATTGCGAGGCACTTAGTTGACCTTGATGCACCTGACGCAAACCCTAACTCAGAAAACTTCCCTTCACCTGGAGTTGTTGCAATGGCATTGTGGGGTGGTGGAACAACAAAGCGTTCCGCAAGACGCGCGATGGCTTACGCCGAAGGTGTAGTGACTAGACTAGAAGCCGAACAAGAGAGAGCAAACATGAAGCAAGAGACAAGAAACTTTGACGCTGACTTTGAGCTAAGAGCCGAAGGCGATGGCATGACTTTTGTTGGTTATGCCGCCAAGTTCAACTCACCATCAGAAGACTTGGGTGGTTTTATTGAGACAATCGAACCCGGCGCTTTCCGGCGCTCGCTACGTTCACGCAACGATGTCAAGTTGTTAGTCAATCACGACTCAGGACGCGTGCTGGCATCTACTCGTGCTGGCACAATGAAGCTTTACGAGGACGAGGTTGGTCTGCGGGTAGAAGCAAGCTTGCCTAATACAACCGATGGGCGTGACATGGCTGAGCTTTTGCGCAGAGGCGACTTGTCAAAAATGAGCTTTGGCTTTTCTGTAATCAAAGATTCATGGAATCAGGAAATGACGCAACGCACGCTAAAGTCCGTGCGTCTTTTTGAAGCAAGCATTGTTTCCTTCCCAGCGTATGCTGCAACCGAGGCAATGGTTCGCTCCTTAGACAAGGCGGCAACACGCGCCCAGGTGGACGCCGACCAACTAGCAGACGCAGTTCTAAAGCTGGAAGAAGGCGCTGACCTTTCCGACAACGAAGCGGAGCTAATCAAAAAAGTTGTTGATTCCCTGTCCCCTGCACCGCAGGTAGAGGAAGAAAAAACAGATGAGGCTAACTTGCTTGAACTAAAGCGCAAGCAACTTGACCTATTACTAAAGAGGAACTAATGGCAACGAAAGAGCAAATCAAGCAAACAATACTTGCAATTGCAGGCAACCCAAGCGTCGGAGAGATTTACTCCCTGGCAGAAAAGTGGGCAGATGCAATTTGGCAAATTGACAACAAAGATGTCGCAGTCAAAGAGGACAGCGATAATAACAGCGGCCACTCGGCGAGCGCCGCTATAAAGGAAACTCGCATTATCAAACCAACTGAAACGCGCAACCCCTGAGCGCGTAGGTTTAGCGAGTAACCACCCGGCGAGGTCTTATCCTTTCTACTCGCCGGGTTTTCCTTTTGCTAAGATAGAAACAGGGTTGAGTGTAAGCACCGCCTTTATTCAGTTCAGCGTAAGCGCGGCTGATTCCAAAAAAACTATTAGGAGACCAAAATGTCACAGACCTTTATCAAGGCACAGACTGAGGCCCGTGCGAAGGCTTGGGAAGAAGCAAAGGCACTTCTTGACACAGCCGCCGCTGAGAAGCGCGACCTATCCGCCACAGAGCAGGAGCAGTTCGACCGCATCAACGCTGACCTAGACGCACGCGCAGCAGCCATTGAGACAATCCGTAAGGCAGAAGAGCGTGAGGCCAAGGCCGCCGCAGCTACTAACGGGTTCGAGGTAGCAGAAGTATCAAAGTCTGACTACGACATTGTCCGTTCAATTGCCCGTGGCGAGATTCGCTCACACGCATTTGAGACTCGCGGAACAATGACCCCTTCCAACACCTCTGGCGTTGTTCCACAGAGCTTTGTAGCGAGAGTGTATGACCTCGCACGCGAAGTCGGACCGATGCTCGACGTTGCAGAAGTTTTCCCAACCCAGTCTGGTGAAGACCTAAAGATTCCAGTTCTCACCGCTTACTCGACTGCTGGTCTAGAAGCCGCTGGTGCAGAGATTGACGAGAGCGAACCAACTTTCTCGTCCATCACCCTCGGGGCATATAAGTATGCCTTCCTCGTTCCAGTCGCTCGAGAGCTGATTGAAGACAGCGGCGTCGACATTGCAGAAGTGCTTGCTCGACAGGCCGGTAACGCAATCGGATATGCCGTAAACGCAGCTCTAACGACTGGCGATGGCAACGCAAAACCAAACGGTCTATTCACAGCCGCAGGAACCGGAGTAAACGGAACGATTGCAGGAGGTCTGTTCACCGCTGACCAGCTCATCGACCTTGTTTACTCTGTAGATGGCGCTGTTCGTCGACTACCAGGGACAGGCTTCATGATGTCCCCAACCGCTATTCGCAACGCACGCAAGCTAAAGACCACAGACGGGTACTACCTGTTTGAGCCTGGTCTAAACGGCGCAACCGCTGACAGACTTCTTGGATACCCAGTATTTGAGAACCCAGCCGTTGCCGCAGTCGGCTCAGCGGCGGCTAGCGTGGGCTACGGATATTTGCCGTCATACAAGGTTCGCCTTGCAGGCGGACTTCGCGTTGACAGAAGCGATGACTTCAAGTTTGCAAACGACTTGGCCGTCTTCCGCTTCATGATTCGCGTCGACGGAGACCTCAGCCACCAGGAGCACTTCAAGGTATTCAAGGGCAGCGCAGCTTAGTCCTTAGAACACTCTGGCAAGTCCCCCGACATAAAGTCGGGGGATTTTGCTATTGTGGGGGTGGAAAGGAAATTATGAAGCCAGAGCAATTAGAACTAACAGTCACGACTTTTTCAAACAGTCCCTATCAGCCAACGGGTTATGGGATGCAGATTGGGCAGTTGATTGACAACCTTGCAAAGCATGGGGCCAATGTGGGCCATGTCTCAAACTACGGACTAGAGGGCAACAACTCCACGCATAAAACCCCCTACGGCGAGATACCGCATTACGCCCGTGGTTATGAACCAATGTCGCAAGATGCACTTGCGGTTGGCCACAAAATGCAGATGGTAAAAAAAGATTGGAAAGACTACATACTTACGCTTTGCGATGTATGGGTGCTAAAGCCCGAGATGTGGCCGGCAGAGGAATTTCCAAACATACTTAGCTGGGTTCCTCTTGACCACATTTCAATGCCACCTGCCGTCAAGCGCTGGCTGGAAAAAGACAATGTCACTCCGATTGCAATGTCGCCATTTGGCCTAGAGCAACTAAACGACGTAGGCATAGAGGGCATTTATATCCCCCATTCCGTAGATACGGTGTCTACATTTAGACCAACTGAAAAAATAGGCAAGCAAGACGCACGCGAGTTTTTGGGCGTTGGCGATGACGATTTTCTCGTCGTTATGAACGCCGCTAACAAAGCCAATAAGTCAATCCATCGCAAAGCGTTCGCTGAGGCCTTGATGGGCTTTGCAGTATTTAGGCAAAAAGTCAAAAACGCCTACTTATACATACACACTGAACCAAAAGGTATTTATGGCGGATTTCATTTACCACGGCTAGCCGAGGCTTGCGGGCTTGACATGAGTTCGGTTATTTTTCCTGACCCAGTCGATTACAGGCTGGGCATTGAGCCAAAAGACCTAGCTGGTTTTTATTCTGCCGCTGACGTTGCCCTGCAAGTTTCCCTGGGCGGTGGCTTCGAAATTCCAGTGATAGAGGCTCAGGCCTGTGGAACACGGGTTATCACTACAGACTGGACTGGCCCAAGGGACTTAGTCGCAGAAGACGGATTCAAAGTAACCGGTCAATTGTTTTGGGATGAGGCGCAATTAGCATGGTGGAAAGTCCCCTACATTGCCTCTATTGCCCAACAACTAGAGAACGCTTACGAGGTGTCTAGAGAGAAGGGCAGATATTCAGAAACTAGCCGTAAGTTTGCGCAACAATTTGACGACACTAAGGTCTGGAATCACTCTTGGCTACCGTTTCTCAAGAGCCTAGTCTAATTTCGCTACCCCTAGCAATTTGGGGTAATGGTTATGCTGAGTTTCTGCCTCAGTGGTGGGCAGGCGTGCAGTCGCTTGAAACTAAGCCTTTTGAGATAAACATTGTCACGGATGAGAAAAACTGGGAAGCGGTCAAGGCTAGCCTTCCAAACGAGGGTGTTGTCAGGGTAATAAAAGAAAACCTAAACAGCTATGCCGAGTATTGGAACAAGGCAATTTCCCTATCCGTTGGCAAGTGGATAGCGCTTTGCAATGTTGATGACTATTTTCTGCCAAAGGGTTTGAACTCAATACCCCTAGCCGACGCTGAGGACTGCAACCTAGTTTGTGACTGTATTAGAACGCTAGGGACAGACTCAGTTCAACAGACAAAATGGCTACCAGAAACACTAAATTATGAGTTCGAATTAGGCGGTGCTAACCCCATGACCAAAGCCCTCTGGCAGGCCTCTGGTGGCTTCCCTGAGGGCATAAGGTTTGCCGATTGGGGTTTGGCGCTACACATGCGAAAAACTGGTCTGGTAAAGCCATACAACACGCCTGAGATAAGGATTGTTTATGACAGGGGATATAACAGACTCACCTTGTCTGGCGCTTTGCTTGGCGCAGATGAAAGGGCAGAGGGTATGGAGCAGATTAGACAACTAGCCAGGTCTTTGCGGTGAAGGTTTTAGTCTTAGGCGCTGAGGGCATGCTGGGTAGCGCAATTGCCAAAGAGCTAGCCGGCCCAGAACTAATAGCGCCGACAAGAGAGCAATACTCTGCGCCTGACCCCATAGACCAATTTATGCTTACCGAGGGCGACATAGTAATAAATTGCATAGGGATAATTCCTCAAAAGCATAAAGACCCCGAGCTGATGGCAAAGATAAACGGGGAATACCCCCACATGCTAGCCCAACGCAAAGACCTGTATTTTATACAAATTGCTACTGACTGCGCCTTTAGTGGGGAGCAAGGTTTTTATACCGAGGCATCGCTGCGCGACGCCACTGACGCTTACGGCAAGAGCAAAATACGGGGCGAGATAGAAGCCTCTAATTTTCTAAACCTGCGCTGTTCAATTATTGGCCCAGAAAAGCGTGGTAAAAAGTCATTGTTTGAGTGGGTCAAAAACCAACCAACAAATGCTGTCATAAATGGCTATGTAAACCATTATTGGAATGGGCTTACTACCGAGGCTTTTGCACGGGTCATAAAAGGCATAATCAAACAGGACTACCTAATAGCCGGAATACAGCACTTGCTACCTTTGGACTGGGTGTCTAAATACGAGCTAATAAAAATGATTACTAGCCGTCTTGGCAGGACTGACATTGAGGTCATACCAACAATTGCCAAGCCAGTAGACCGTAGGCTGGCAACTAAATACGGCTACACAAACAATTTACTCTGGCGCAATAGTCGCTACTTCCGAGCGCCAACCATTGCAGAGATGGTTAGAACAATGGAAGTAGAATAGACGCTGGAGGAATTATGGCTATAACTCAGGGCTACGCAACACTTATACAGGTCAAGGCAGCACTTGGAATTGCCGACGGAATAGACGACCCCCTGCTAGAGATGGCCGTTGAATCCGCTAGCCGACAAATTGACTCTTACACCGAGCGCTATTTTTACAACGCCGGGACAGCCACAAAGATTTTTGCGCCAATAGACAACTATGTTTGCGAAACAGAAGACTTTGTTACCCTTACGCAAGTGCAAACTTCCGAGGATGGCGAAAGCTGGGACACAACTTGGGCCGCAACTGACTGGCAGGCAGAGCCACTAAACGGGCGTGCCGGTGGCATTGCAACCAGCTATTACCAAATTAGAGCAATTGAAAACTACCTATTCCCATACAGACAGGGCGAGGCAACGGTTAGGGTTACGGGCACTTGGGGTTGGTCTAGCGTGCCAATTGCAATTACGCAAGCTACCGTAATTTTGGCATCAAGGATTTTCAAAAGACTCGATTCACCGCTGGGAATTATTAGCGGCGAGCTTGGGTCAATGCGTGTTGGTTTCAGGCTTGACCCAGACGTGCAACACCTTATCGAGCCATACCGCAAAATCAGGATGGCATAGTGGCCTCTATTACAGAGCTACGCGAAGGACTTGCGGCTAACTTAGCGACTATTCCAGGGCTCAGGACTTCGCCAACTATTCCAGACAACCCGTCCCCGCCAATTGCCATTGTGCAACTTGCAAGAGTGCAATATCACCAGGACTTCAAGCGCGGCATGACCGAATACAACTTTGCCGTGCAAGTCATTGTTGGCAGGGTAGATGAGAGAACTGCGCAAAGAAACCTCGATGCTTATTGCGCAAGCACCGGCGAGGCATCTGTTTCACTTGCGATAGAATCAGATAGGACACTAGGCGGAAAGGCCTTTGACTGCATAGTGACCGAAATGACGAACTATGGTTCGGTATTGGTATCAGATGTAACCTATCTAGCCGCCGAGTTCAATGTTCGTGTATTAGCTAGCTAACACATAGGAGATAAATAAATGGCAAAGCAAATCCTGACCGATGTTGTAGTTCAGCTAAACGGAACTGCAATCTCTCAGAATGTCAATTCCGTAGAGCTAACAACGACTGCCGACGCGATTGAGACGACAAGCTTCGGAAGCTCGGGATGGCGCGAATACAAGGGCGGACTAAAATCCGGCTCAGTTACTCTCGCTTTCCACAATGACTACGCATCAACCGCACTGGACAGCATTCTTTACAACCTGTTCAACACCATTGCTACAGTAACCATCAACCCAGCAGGAACGCCAACTGGAACCTCGACCCCTGAGTACGAGTTCACAGTTTTGGTCGACAACCTGTCCCCAGTTTCGGGAGCTGTCGGCGACCTCGCCGTGCAGAATCTCACCTGGACTATTACTGGCGCAGTAAACAGAGCAACCAGCTAAATAACTAAATAAGAAAGGAGACCTAAATGCGCATGCAATTAGAAGTTGAGTTCAACGACGAAACTAAAAAAGACGTGAGGGTCATTATGGCTGACATGGTCAAGTTTGAGGCTGAATACAACCTAAGCATCGCCAAGCTAGGGCAGGAGATGAAAGTTACTCACCTGCTCTGGCTTGCTTGGTCAGCACTAACCAGAGAGAAGCAAACGAACTTAGGCTTTGACGCTTGGGTTGAAACAGTTGCTTCCGTTGGAGCAGTTGACCCAAAAGCATCGAAGGGCTAGGCGACACCTCAGCTCACTGGTATCTCGTAAACATTGCTTACGAATACAAAGTCAGTCCATTGGAGCTTCTAAAGCTCGATGAGAGAATGCTTTGGACAATGGGCCGCTACCTAGTCTGGCGTGCGCAAGAGATGAACAAAAAATAGAGACCGACCCCAATGGGTCGGTTTTCTATTAGATAGAATTGACTAGAGGTGTTCACATGCTAAAACCAATCGCAACAATGAGCGATAAAGACATAAGGCAGATGAAGCGCCAACTGACGCAAATACAGCCAGGTCTGAGACAGGTTTTTGTAAACGACATAAAGTCAATTGGTAAAGAGGCTGAAAGCCCAATCAAAGCTGGAATTAGACAAATAAAGCCTCTAAGCGGTATGCAAGACCACTATGGGCAAACTTCGTGGAATCACGGTGCTAAGCCTGCCGATTCGACTACGGTTAGGTCGCGCTTGACTGCTGGTGGGCGCAGCTTGACTACTTCGCTGCTAAGCGTGCGCATAAACTCAGCCGCCGTAAGCATTGCGGATATGGCTGGTAGGTCTGGTCGCTCTGTCGGTCAAGGTAAAAGAAACAGTGGAGTTACCCCTGTAATTAGAAGAACTGCTAGCGGGGACTTAGTGGCATACGCAAGAAGAACCCCAGCCGCCGCTGGTAAAAAGTTTATTGCTAACCTAAATGCCGTAACTGGTGTCCTAAAGCGAAGCGCCTCGCGCATTGCTTGGCCCTCAGTCGAAAGGGACTTGCCACAATTTGAAAGGCGTATTGACAAGGTTATTGAGACTTATTA